TCCTTTTAATACTTATACAGGGTATCCTGCAGACAATCTTCCTGGTATAGTTGTAGATGGTCAAGGCGGAGGATATATAGTAGACTCGTCTTTAGATAGAGATGTTAACGCGTTTTATACAAGAACGGAGGATTTGGGCGTTTACCAAGACACATTGAACGGAGCCGACCCACAAACTGGTAGACCGATATATGATATTGACATAGAAGTCAATGCCAATTCTAAATATCAAGTTAATTTTGGCATGTCTGTCAACACAATATCTGAAATGTTTGATAGTCAGGGTTCACTTAGTAGGGGTGCTGATGAAATTCTTAACATAACACCATCACAGTCAGCCGAATACACATATTTGACTGAAAGATTAAAAGATTATGGTTTTGATCTGACCACTCAGACTCTTGATACTGCAGCTATAAAAGACATAGTAAGGGGTAATTATGACCCCAGCTTTACGGATTGGTTTACAGATGCAGAATCAAACAACAGGGTTGGACCGTATTTATGTATAAAAGTATCTGGTCAGCTTGAAGCTTATTTAAATCAGGCACAAACAGATTTATTCCAAAACCAAGCAGGAACAGCAGTTAATACAGATGCGAGACTTATCCTTGACTCTGTAAGAAATTCAACATTGGGAGAAATAAGTAGCAGGACAATAAATTTACTTGTCCCTGAAATGGCTAACGATGGAAGTTGGAACGGAAATGTAAAAGGGTTTTATCTAGTTGAACTTGGCTTCTTTAGACAACTAAGAACATCTTTACCTGGAATCACAAGCCCCTATTCAGATTTATTTATAGGCAAGATATCAAAAAAGGATATTCAGTTTTTTGTAACCAATAAGGGTTTTAAAGTATACAGTGTAGAAAAAGCAGAAATTGACCCTGATGATAATTTTGTACAACTGCCCAGTAAATTTAATTACAGCAATATTCTTTGTGAGTTTCGTAACGGTTTACAAAGTCAGGATTCTCTTGATTATTTTAAAAAGCTATTCGTTGATTTTACATATGACGGCCAACTTTGGGGGCCTTTCAGACAAAGCGGTCAAGTTGAAAAGATCAGGCAAGGTGCTAAAATGCTTTCTCCGCAAGGTCAATTTAACTTATCAACAAGTGCTATTTTAGGAAGAGGAGAAGGCTCTAATGACGATAGGTCGACTAGAGAAGGGAGAGAAAGTTTTGACGACTGGAACGATAAAGCTCCAAATTTTGAAGAGAGTGCTCAACCGCTAACTCATATCATCTACAACAACAATGTAGACGAAGTTTTTATTACACTTAGAGTAGACGCACTTTCGGATACTGTACAGCAAGATATCGGAGACCCAGAAGACCCGACGTTCAGAGCAGGAGCAAGGATACCTGGAACAATGAACTTCAAGGTTGAGGTTGGTTATGTAAATTCTTTAGGCGATTTTGAAACTACATTAGATATAGCTTATAAAATAAGTTCTATTGTAGAATCTCCAGCGCTATTAGATATAGGGAACCCAGACAACAGGTCGGCTATAGATGATTTTGATTTTCTTAGAGAAATAAACCGAGATGAAAAAGCTGACTCTTCCTGTCAAGGTTCAGATTTTGATTTGTTTGACCCATTTCCGTTACCTCCAGCTCATACCCCAGCCGATCCAAATGACACAAGTAGATCGGAAGACGTAAAAACCAAAAGATTTATAAGGGTAACTAGATTGTCGACAGAGACATCAAGTATACTAGTTCAGAAAAAAATGACACTACTAAAGGTGACAGAGATAATGCCATTAAGGATGGAATATCCATATTCTGCTATAGCTGGAATGAAAATAGACTCAAGGTCTTTTGAATCTCCACCAACAAGAACTTATGATTGCAAGTTGAAAATGATAAGGGTACCTTCTAATTATTTTCCGACAGACAAGAATGACAAAGACTTAAGATATTGGGACCAGAAAAACGAGATAGACAATCTTTCCCAAGAAAAGCTCAGAATATACAAGGGAGATTGGGATGGAACATTCAAGTACGAATGGACTGACAACCCTGCTTGGATTTTGTATGATATGATAGTCTCTACTCGTTATGGATTAGGGGAACACCTAAGAGAAGAACAGGTCAATAAATGGGATTTGTATAAAATAGGTAGGTTCTGCGACTCTGTAAATAAAGATGGAGTTTATGAGGGCGTAGATGATGGTCGTGGAGGATTAGAACCAAGGTTTGCTTGTAATATAATGTTCAGTCAAGGGACAAGAATATTTGATTCCATAAACACCATCGCTTCTATATTTAGGGGTTTTGTTTATTATCAAAATTCAGAGATTAGTTTCTCAGACGACAGATTCAAAGACCCTATTGCTGTTTTCACAAACTCAATGGTCGAAGAAGGCGTTTTTAGTTACTCTAATTTAAAAAGAGATGAAAAATTCAATGCCATAGAAGTTCCTTACATAGACAAGTACGACGGATTCAAAACGAAAGTCGAATATGTAGAGGATGAGGAAGATGTCTCTAGAAGAGGCACATTTAAGAAAACGGTAAATGGATTTGGTATAACATCAAAATCACAAGCAAACAGACTTGCTAGGCATGTTCTTTTTCAAGGAACAAAAGAAGATCAAGCTGTTGGGTTTGTGGTAGGCTTGGAGTCTCTATTAGTTTCTCCTGGAGATTTGATAATAATAGAGGATGATTTGAAATCTTTAGATTCCAATTTCGGAAGAATATTAGAAATAGATACTGAAAATTACACAATAAGAACAAGTCAACCTTTTGTTAGTGGAGATTATGAGGACTATATAACTATGTATGTGCCTGTGGCCAAGCAAAACATACAGGATGTTTCTGATTTAACAAGCCTTGTTAGATCTAGAACGTATGGTTTTGAAATTTTATCAACTTCAAACAACACGTTTAATTCCAATTTTGTTGGAGATTATAGCTTCGAAAGATATACAGAAGGTTTCTCTGATTTAAATGTTGGTTCTGAACCCCAAAATGAATATGGATTATATAAAGGGGGGCCAAACAATGAAAGTTTTGTTTGGTTTAGTACAGGCGCAACTGGTTGGGTTTTCTCTACTGGTTCACCACTTTCAGATAATAATATTTATGATAAATATATAGTTCAGGGGGACACTTTTAGTTTTTCAGAAATAACAAATCCAAACCCTGGTACAGAATCTGAGTCAGACATAATGACTTATGACACAGCCCAAGCAGACAGAAGAGCATCTTTTGTTTTCAATGGACAAGGCTTGTTCAGGGATTCAGTAGAAGGAGACTTAGACTACACTCAAGGTATCAGCGAAGCTGATATAGATATAACTAGCGCAACTCAAGTTTACGACTTTAAAGTAACTGGTACTAATGCTAAAGAATTTGGAGATCTTGTTTACTTAGATCAAAATGATCCCACTTTGTCTTTATTGTCTTTTGTCCCTTTAGGCACATCTTACAGATTTAAAAACAAAAACAGAGAAGATCAAATATACAAAATAGTTGGTACAAGGGAAGAATCCGATAATAAATATACAGTAGAGGCAGTTAAGTTTCTTAGTGATAGATACGACCAAATAGAAAAACCATCTTCGGTTGAAGATCCTTTTGACAATTTTGGTTATTATCAGGATCAGTTTAATGTTTCGGCAGTTTCTTACATTAAGATAGAAGAACCAACCGTAACTCTATCACAAGGTTATTCTCAAGGTGTTTACGATAACTTCATATCAGCTAGTTGGACCAGTTCAGTGGGAGCTACGAGTTACAATGTTGAGTTTGTTTTGCCTAACGGACAGAGAATTAGCAAGTTAGGATTGTTAAGCACTTCGTGTGTATTAGATGACCTATACTCTATAGGTAAATATAAATGCAGAGTAGAAGCAAAGGGCTTACCTTTTGATAATCAAAACTTTAATACTAGATATTACGATTCAGAAATAGGAGAAGAAAACATACAGGTAATTGATTTGCAAAATCAATCAAATCAGGGCGACCCCTCCCTTATCTCTGAAATGGATATAATAGAATTGTAAACTAAAACGCTCCTTTTGATTAGGAGGACCCTAGCATATCTTTTAATGTATCTAAAAAGTTTTGTCTTAGGTGTCTTGGCGTCTTGGTATACTGTTTTTTAGTTCTTCGGTATACTTTTCTTGTTATCTTGTCTCCGCAACCCGTAATTTTTCTGATTTTTTTTGCTATTCTGTTGTTCATAATTTTCCTATGTATGATACGCAATCCTTTTTAAAACCTAATTTATTGTATAGTTTTGCGAGTTTTTCTTTTTGTGGATTTTTCTCTGTATGTGATACTGATATATATTCAAAGTTATTAGCCCTAGCAAAATTAATTGCTGTTTTAAGTAACTTAAAACCTATCTTAGGGTTCTTGGAGAGCCATAGATACTCTGTGAATATTTCGCGCCCAAACTTTGGGTTGTTATCTCTTAAAAATATAACCACAGAATCAAACTTTGAATTTTCTTCGTTGGCCCAAACAAAACAACTACAATATAAAGATTGTTTATTATTAAAAACCTCTAAAATTGAATCGACGTTGTGTTCTAAGAAATAATGACCTATAGATTCGTCTTCTTCAGAAGAAAATATATCCCTAATGTCTTTAGCTAGAGCATCGGCTTCTTTTGGATTTGTTATTCTTTTGATCACTTAGATATCACACTAATAAGTTTCCTAGCCTCCTTGGCTGAAATATCACCAAAGGAAGACCAATTCTTGACATCGTCATTGTTGTATTTGCCAGACTTCCACAATTCCCTTAGCATCTCTTTAAATGAGTCGAATGAATCTACGCCGTGCTTTTCCTGCAAGGTTTTCTCAAGCAAGCCAGAAGGCGTTATAGGCGTACTGCTGGCGGTGCTAGGTGATGGTGCGGATTGGTTTGATGAAGAACGGTTTCCAGACTTGTCGATTTCATCAGCACCTACAATGTGGATGTTAAGGAAGTTCCTAACGCAACGAACAAAAGCTCTATTGCAAGCAATGGTTTCTAAGAACTTCTCGCAAAATGCATCCGTGTTTTCTAGAGATGCGTTGGCATAATCTTCGTAACAGACATTGTTATTAGACG